TGTTTTTCTAAGCGTTCCCATAGTATTCTCCCTTCTTAGGAGGCTACTTCCTAGCTATTTCAAGGTCTTATGATGATTTCTTCTGGGGGCTGTGACAAATTCCCCCCTACGGTGGCGACAGGGGGGGGGCGGGGTAAGCACCCCGCCGACGCAGTCGCGGCACCCTATGTCCACCACCCCTATACCCGACAGTAAAAAAATAAAACATTCCGAAAGGTTAGATAACTAATGGCAAGTAATAAAAAACAAAAAAGAATAGGAAAAACTCGTAACTCTCCACTGCCACCAGTAACTATTCAAGAACTTGATAATATTGATAGATCATTACTTAAGGTAGTCAAAGAAGGTTTCCGCCGTATCAACGACGTTATGGACGGAAAAATTACCTGGTCTACGGTTCAGTTCCGAATATTTCAGACTTGCCTTAATAAAATCCGCCCAGACCTTAAATCCACACACCACCTAATCGACGATCAGCGCAAGCCGGTCGACGAGATGTCCCGCGAGGAAGTCTTCGCCCACCTGGCCCGATTGAAGGAGGAGGAAGCAGCCGTCGAGGACGCCAAACTCATCGCAGCCGAGGACGCCAAGGCCCCGCCCATCGACGTAGAATTTGAAGAAATCGCACCCTCAGTTGGAGTGTCCCTCAATGAAAACTAGCATCCCCCGCCTCCGCTCCGTCACTTTCAAGGATGGCCGCGCCCGCATTACCATCATCCATAATAACGCTTCCGGCCCCTGCCCCATCCTCCTCATGGCACACAAACACTCAAAAGCCCTCACTGGCGATCTGGCCGGGTTCGCCATTGTGTCTTGGCGCAGTGACGGCTCCTACATAGCCAAAATCCACTGCCCCACAGTGGTCCCTGTCGCTTATGTCCAAGTACCCGATTACGTCCGCGCCGTTCTAACCCGCGACATAATCGAGCACGACACCTTCGACGCCATCAATGAAGCCAACGGCTATTACGAGGAACCTGACGATGCCAGCTAATGCCACCAACCTAGACGTAGCCAAACGCGCAGCCGCGATCCTCGACGCCTCCTCCTCATTCCTTGGCTTCTTCCGCTCCCTTAACCCAACCTTCGACATCCCGCCCTTCCAGCTCGAATTTATCGACGTCCTCAACAAGCTCGAAAACGGCACCCTCGGCAAGCGCCGCCTCCTCATCACCATGCCCCCCCGCCATGGCAAGTCCTCCATAGCCACTATCCACTTCCCCGCCTACTACATCGCCAAGAAGCCAAACCGCGAAGTCCTCTCCACCTCCTACAACGCCGAACTCTCCAAGACCTTCGGACGCCAAGTCCGCAACTTGGCCGCCGAACCCCTAATCCACCAAGCCTACCCAGACTTTGAAATCTCCAAGGAAGCATCCGCAGCAGACGACTGGATGACCACCGCCAATGGCCGCTACTTCGCCACTGGCATCGGCGGCGGCACCCCTGGCCGTGCAGCTAATCTTCTCCTGGTCGATGACCCCATCAAGGCCCGCAGGGAAGCCGAATCGGCAACGTACCGAAATCACTTCTGGAGCTACTACATCTCAGCTCTCCTCAACCGCAAACAGCCCGAAGTGGACGGCACCCTGCCCATTGAAATAATGATCCTCACCCGCTGGCACCCCGACGACCCCGCTGGCCGCATAATGGAAACCGAAGACTGGAAGGACGGCGACTGGTATCACCTAAACTTCGACGCCTACCAAGAACGAAAAACCGACGCCAAAATCTCCCGTACCGCCCTTCCCAAGGACGACCCAGACTGGCTTCCTTCTGGCGGCCTCCGCAACATCAGCCCCGGCAAGCGCCACGTCAACCGCATGGTCAGGGACGCCCTGTGGCCAGCAAGGTTCCCCCTGGCAGAACTCAACAAGATTGAACGCCGAGACCTCCGCGAGTTCACCGCCCTCTACCGCCAGCAGCCCTACATCCAGGGCGGCAACATGATTAAAGCCTCGTGGTTCCAAGCCGCCGACAAGGACGCCTCCATAGTCGCCTCCATCGTCTCTGCCGACACCGCCTTCAAAAAAACCGAACAGGCCGACTATTCCGTCCTCATGCACATGGGCCTCACCGCCTCTGGCGACATCTACATCCTCGACGTCCTCCGCAAGAAGCTGGACTTTCCAGAATTGAAGCGCGTCGCAATAACCTACAATGCCCGCCACCGTGGCTCCGGCCTACGCGGCTTCTACATCGAAGACAAAGCCTCCGGCCAATCCCTCATCCAAGAACTCCGCAACGAATCCGGCATCGCCGTGATCCCCTACAAACCTGGCTCTCTCGACAAGGTCACCCGCGCCTCAGTCGTCATGCCCCTCATCGAGGGCGGCAGGGTCTTCCTTCCCCTCGAAGCCCCCTGGCTCGACGACTTCATCCACGAAATAGAGACCTTCCCCGCTGGCACCCACGACGACCAAGTAGACGCCCTCACCATGGGCCTCGACATCCTCTCCAAGATGGGCGCAGCACTTGGCCCGTCCGCATGGAGTTCCTCTCTAGCCGCCAACCCTCACGCCCTAATAAAATCCTCTCTAGCCGCCCAGTTCCAAGGCGACTCCCTCACCACCACGCTCCTCTCCTCCCGCTGGGGCGAGTAGGGACGACGACTTTCAGGCCAGGCCCTATAACCAAGAATACAGCACCAAACACTTCTAGCCGGAGAACAACCCATGGCCCTCCCCGATTTCCTCTACGCCTGCGATGGTAACGGCCACACCGATGGCGCACTCCGCCCCGACACTGGCTCCGTTGTCACAGTAGCCTCCGGCGCGTCCTCCGCGTCCTCCGCCGCCCTCTCCCACGACCTGGTCGAGGTCACGGCCACCCTGGACTGCTACATCGCCATTGGCTCCGCCCCCACAGCCTCGGCCACCACCATGTACCTTCCCGCCAGCCTCCCACGCCTCTTCCACATCCTCAACGGTACAGACAAGATCGCCGCCATCAAGAAGTCATCTGACGGCGTCGTCCACATCGTTCCGATGAAGTAAGAGCCTATCATGGCGCACGAGAAGTCAATCACTAAGCCAGCCCTGACAAGGGAGGGTATTCGTTGGTTTAACTACGACACGGTGGGGCCTAATGCTGGGACAATCCTGGGTAGCAAGTCCGGGTATGCCACCGTCGGCGAAGCCGTTGCAGCCGCTAAGAGGAGAAGCGACGCCTATATTAAACCAGCCACAAGCTCTCCGAGGCTTAGCCGTCCATGAACTACCGCACCGTCCTCGCCTCTTCTCACCAAGAGGTTATCGTCGACCTCTCCCCGCACTGGCAGAAGCTCTCCCAGTACGAGGACATTTCCGACGACCTCACCGAAGAAGAGGAACTCCGGCTCCTCAATTTCGTCCGCGCCTGCGGCAAGCTCTCCCACCACCAAATGGAAAAGCGCTATGACCACTGGCGCGACGCTGACCGCGCCCATGACCTCTACGTCCCACCCGACGCCACCCAGTTCCGCGAGAAGGCCGTCATCTCCGATACCCGCGCCGTTGCCGATACCGTCCTCACCTACCAGATGGCGGCCCTCACTGGCCGCAATCCCATGTTCCAGCTCGAAGGCATGGACCGTAAGTCGCGTAAGGCATCCCTAATCCTCGAACGCCTCCTCCATCAGCACATGCGCCGCACCGCTGGCGAGAGCCGCATGGCCCAAATGCAACTCGACGGTATCCGCTACGGCTTCGCCCCCACCAAGATCGTTTGGGACAGCAACACCAACACCAACCACATCGTCAACTTTGATCCGCGCCGCGCCTTCCCCGACCCCCGCGTAACCTGGGGCGACTGGGAACGGATGCAGTTTATGATCTTCGTCGACACCGTCTCTACCTCCGCCCTCCTGGCCACTGGCCAGTATCCCAAGCTCAACAAGTACCCCGGCCTCCGGCGCGGCAAGGGAACCGCAGCCTCCCGTGGCTGGGAAATCCACAAGTGGGCACGCGAAGAAGGCAACGCCCACCGCAACGACCCCTCTGATTCAACTGTCACCGACTTTGACCAGCACCTCGACCCGGCCCGCATGATCGACGAGATGTGGATACGCTTTAACGGCTACGAAGTCGGCCTCCCCAACGTCGGTCAAATCTGGATGCTCGTTACCGTCATCGACGAAGAAGCCATCATCCGCTTCCAGCTCAACCCCTATGGCCGCATTTTTCCCATCGTCATCGGCTCCCTCTACTTCGACCGCCACAAATCTCTCGGCCAGTCTCTCTACGACCTCCTTCTCCCCATTCACGACATCGCAACTTGGTTGCTTCGCTCTCGTGTCGACAACGTCCAAGCCTCCCTCAACAACCTCATCTTCGTCGACCCCACTCAAGTCAACGTGGCCGACCTCATCGACCGAAACCCGTGGGGCGTCGTCCAGACCCTCCCCGGCGTCAAACCTGGCGACGGCGTCTACATAGCCGAAGTCCCAGACGTCACCCGCTCCCATTGGAACGACATCGCCACCCTCGGCGCTCAGCAGTTCCGCGTCTCCGCCGCCTCCGACGCCCAACAAGGCGTACCCACTGCCGATGGTGGCGTCCGCACTGCCACCGAGATCGTCCGCCTCTCCCAACTTGGCTCCCAGCGCCTCGGCGTCATCGCCCGCATCGCCTCCGCCACCACCATCCGTCCCATGGCCCGCATGATGGTTGGCAACATCCAAGACGCCCTCATCTACGAAGGCTCCCTCCGTATGTCGGCCACCGAAGCCCCGCCAGGTCTCCGCGACCTCATCAACGACGACTACCTGGACTTCGACGTCTCCATGCTCCAGG